AGCGATCGTGTGGATGGAGGGACTGACGAGATCTGGTGTCCCAAAAGCCACGAGTTGCTTATGACCGACTCTGTCGTCCCAGACATTCGCATCTGCTAAATCCCAATACCTAATGCCGATAGCTTCTGCAACACATTGCATCCCATCGTGATGTAACTGATTACTTGTGATCTCACAGAGTTCAACGAAGTTCATCGGATACTTCTCGGGGTTGATCGGTTGTCCCTTGCACTCGCCGTACTCTCCGGACGGGAAGCACAGGTCACCCTTCTCCCAGTTTTCCACGAAGTCCGTAACGACCCTCGGTTCAACTCCGATGACCCGGCGAAAGAACTCCGTCGCCATTTCAAGTGCCGGACCCTCCTTGCCCTTGGCCAAACGATACCCCTCATCCCTTGAGACCACGGATATCAGGCCGACTTCGGAGTGTTGTTGGTCGCCGCCACCCCAAGCAGGGAAGCGAAACGGGCGCTATCAGGGTGCGAAAGCAGTCTGTTTCCGACGATCTTGTACATAACCCCTTTACCATAACGTGTTCTAGCCACAAAACCAGCGGATACGAGCTCCGCAGCGACCTTTTGGACACGTCCTTCCGACCACCCGAGCCTGTTGCCGAAAACCCTCAGAGTCCCGGTGGGAGTCGCAGCCATCTCGCACAACAAACGCCCGTGAGAAGAGAAAAGGGACACGACCGGCTCCTTGCGCACGACTCCGAAACCTTCAAGGGCAGAGGCGATTGCGGACGCAAGCATCTCGGGGTCACCCGCAAACGAGACGGCGATCGACTTAATGACCTCGGATACGACCTGCGGATCAACTGCGTTCCATGTAGTTACATTGGCGTCATTCATGTTGCCCCCAATGCTACTGTCTTGGTCGGTGGCAACGCGTCATCTCCCACATATGGGGTCTTTGGGGTACTTATGCTCAGTAAGGGGTTACCGAGAATGTCTACGAAGAACCAAACAAGCGGCCTGGCATCGCTTCTCAAGGACCTATCTAACGGTCCAGCACGGAAGTGTAATGTGGCAAAACTTCTTGAGACTGTGGATAGCGATACTGCGTCTGCCCTTCAGGCGGCACTTGACACAGCAACGGTCTCAAACAACAAGATCAGAGCTGCCTTGCTCACTGAGGGCATCAGGATGTCCCGCGACACTATCGGCGATCACCGGCGCGGGCGTTGCTCGTGCTCAATGGGGGTCACTAAATGAGTCTCGGAGATCACCTGGGTGGGATAGTTGCTGAAGAGGCGTCCAAGATCACCAACAAACAACGCAAGGAAGCACTCGGCAAGATCGCCCAAATGCTCGAGAGGCAAGGCATTGACCCCGCCGAAATCGGACAAGTCAAGCGCGTCTCCCTCTATCAGACGATCACTAAGGGTGAGGACGGCGAAGCCGAAGTCCACGACCTGACCGCAATCCAGTTCTCGCCCGCATGGCAAGACGGCCCGCAATGGCCAGTGATAGCACAAGGGCCGAACATCAAACTGCCCCCCACGAAACCCTCCAAGACCGAGGCTAGGGATTACAAGAGAGCAGTTATCCTCCCCGACATCCAAGCCGGCTACTACAGGATGGCCGACGACTCGCTTGTCTCCATCCACGATGAGAGGGCGATTGCCGCTGCACTACAGGTAGTCAAGGCAGCCAAGCCCGACAAGATCATCATGAACGGCGACAACCTCGACCTTGCTGAGATGGGCAAGTACATCGTCACTCCGGCCTACCAACGGACAACCCAGGCGACCATTGACTGGATGACCATGTTCTGCGCCACCCTGAGGCATCTCGCCCCGGAAGCCGAGATCGTATGGATTGCCGGCAACCACGAGGAACGTCTCCCGAAGTACATCGTTCAGAACGCCACCGCTTCGTTCGGTCTCAGGCAGGGGAACGCCCCAGACTCCTGGCCTGTTATGTCCGTGCCACACCTGTGCCGTCTCAACGAGTGGGGAGTCACCTACCTCCCGGGATATCCGACCGGATCGCATTGGATCAACAACCGTTTCCGCGTGATCCACGGACACAAGGTTGCCTCAGGTGGCTCAACCGCCCATAAGTACCTGGCCACCGAAAAGACCTCGGTCATCTACGGACATATCCACAGGATTGAACTCGCCCACAGGACGAGGGACGACTGGGACGGGCCGAAGACAATCCTCGCCGCATCTGCCGGTTGTCTCGCCAAAGTGTCGGGAGAAGTCCCATCCACTAAGGGCGGAACAGACCTAGACGGCCGACCACTCCCACAGACCGAGGACTGGCAACAGGGCATAGCAGTCGTCGACTACGAAGAGGGCGAAGGCGACTTCCACTTAGAGATCGTGCCAATCATGAACGGTGTCGCACGGTGGCATGGGAAGAACTACGGAGGCTGACTTGTCAGATCTCCCTGTTGCCGTACAGGTCATACCGTTCGTCCTTTCCCTCGCCGCATTAGCGGAGGCAAGGCGTGCCGTGAACCTGTCCCGACGGGCCGAGCCTGAACCCCCTGTGGTTCCCGACAAGGTTGATCAGTTGATAGGGGAGATCATGGATTGGGAGACCATGCGCCGTGTTGAGGAGTGGACCGACAGTCTTGATTGGGAGGACGACGAGGAATGACAACGATCATCGGAATCCAAGGGGACGGATGGGCGTTCATCGCCGCCGACTCTCGAATCTCCTCCTACGAGGGGTCGGCCGCATATCAGAGTGCCACCATGACACCGATGGCCGGCAAGGTTGCTCAGAACGGTAAGTGGTTACTCGGCGTAGCAGGAGATGTCCGTGCGATCAACCTCCTCCACCACGCCCTCGTACCACCCGCCCCTCACCCAAACCTCAAGGGGAGGAAGCTTGACCACTTCGTCACCACGAAGTTCGTTCCTGCCCTACGGCAGTGTTTCGAGGACAACGGCTACTCAATGCCCGATAGTGCGGCAAGAGAACACGCCGCCCAGCACTCCTCCACGATCCTCGCTGTCGTCAATGCCACGATCTACGTAATGGACGGAGACTACTCATGGTCAACGGACTCAACAGGTCTGTATGCCATCGGGTCGGGAGAACAGTACGCCCTCGGTGCGATCCACGCCTTGAGGGGAAGCAAGGGGATTGACACCCCACAGCAGGCGAGAACAATCGCTACTAAGGCGATGTCAGTCTCGTCTCGGCTTGATCCATACACCGGACCACCCGTCACCACACACCTTCAGACATCCGATACGAAGAACGACAAGACATGACACGTCGGGATGATAGGCAAGCATGGACGAGCATGGCCGCCTGTAAGGGGCAAACGGCAACAATGTTCCCTGCGCACCATAAAGACACGCAATACATCGTCGCAGCCCGCAAAGTGTGCGATGAGTGCCCCGTCAGACGGGAGTGCCTGGACTATGCCCTCGAGTACCCAGCAGCGGATATGCACGGCGTGTGGGCAGGGCTAACGCCGAGGCAACTGGCCGCCGAGCAGAGGCGGAGAGGCATCCGTCCCGTGCGACCGACCATCAGCCAACTGTGGGCGGAGCTTGCCGGACGGGGGCGGGACCGTCAGGAGCGGCAGACCCCGGACGAGTGACACGGACTCCACACTCGGAGCAGTAGTGGAGTCCAGCGGCCTCGTCCGTACGTTCGGAGGCGGGGCATGGCCAGGCCTTGCCACACGGAGCGACAAGCGGTGATCCCGTGATCCATGAGGAGAGTGTCTCAACGAGTGTCGGTGTGTCGTGTGGCGTGTCGTGTGGCGTGTGGTGTGATGTGTCGTGTGGTGTGTCGTAAGGAGTGGTGTCGTGTGGCGTTTCGTGCGATGTGACGCGTGAGGCTTCGATGAGCACCGAAGCGGCCCAGGCGTTCAGTGTCATGCCGGCGGATGTGGCCGCATCAAGGCAAGCGTTCTTGACCCATCCGGGGACACGGACGTAGACGACGGCGTTGGCGTCAGGCTTATGACGTAGAGGCTTCTGAGGCATCCCTGTCCACCAAGGACTGGAGGTACTCCGACATCGTCAGGCCGTAGAGGTCTGCCATCTCGGCCGCTAGGTTCTTCGTGCGGGCCGGCACGCGTACCGTGATCTTCGCCGTGGTGCCGTCGATGGCAATGACGGGCGGTCTCCCCTGTCTACCGTTAGCCATCAGAAGAATAGTCCCGGCCTCATGATGACAACCTTGCTCCGCAGTCGTTACAGAACTGCGCCCAGGGATACACCCTGCGTGACTTGTGTAAACAGTCGAGGATCGGCGCGGCCTTCTCGTCAGTAGCGACCCGGATGAACTCTGACATCGAGACACCGGACTTCTCGGCCGCTTCCTTCCAGCGGTCACGTGTAGCACCCGGAACTCGGACGATTACCTGGACCGTTCCTTCACCGGGAGCTGCCCCGGTTGGCGACGAAATGCCGGTGCCGGCATCCTCCAGGGCCCCAGCCATCGCGGCCTCGACTTCAGGCCTCATGTCCGCTTGATTCTTCTCGTTCTGATTCCTGATCATCCCGTGACTCTCCTTCAGATATTTCCGCCGTTATGCCGGCGGGCAGTGATAGCAGTTGATCCATCGTACCTTGCGGGAGTACACCTGACTTCATCATGATGTCGAGGAGCTGACGGGCCTCCGTCTCCGGGTCGAAGGCGTTAACTGCCGAAGCGGTTATTGCGCCGGCAAGAACAGCTCGCTGCGGTGAGGCCGAATCGTCGACCGTCAAGGCGACGTTGACCTGCTCCATGCCGAGTAGGCGTGATCTGCGATCCATGATGGCCAGGACTTGCTGCACCGCTTTCATATCCGGTTCGACGACGTGCTCCGTACCGTCCGGGCCGGCGACCTTACGGTGCTGAGTCAGCGGCCAAAGGGCCTGCTGCAGGACGTCGAGCCGCTCGAGCTCCATGCGCAGCACCTCCGGGTAAGCCAGTAAAGCTTCCCGGTTGAGCTTCTGCAGGTTCCGCTGCACAGCGTTGTTCACGGCCCCGACCGAGATGCCGAACTTCTTCGATATCTCGTGAGTCGTGACTCCTGCTCGCCGCATGGCAAATATCCTCGAGTCGCGTTCGGCCAGGAACTCCCTGGTTAAACCCCTGTCGCTCTCTGCCACCCGTGTGCCTCCGTCTAGTTGACCTGTTCAAATGGTAGCACCGTGCCGCGTCGTAGCCTCTCCGGCCACTCGCGCATATCTCGCGGACCGCGCCACTGTTTGACCTGATACTCGAGGGTCGCTGCTGAGGCATCCGGGGCGAGGGCGTATCCGAACTCGGGCCACCGCATCCATACCGATGATCCCATCGGCCTCAGATCACGTCCCGATAGGGCATTACCAAGCGGAGCGTGGTGTTCGAGCCAGAGCGCAACACCGAAGTTCGCCCGGAGATGGTCGAGGTATGTCGCCACCTCGATGGCAACCGCCTCAGCTGACCGGCCGCCTGGGTCAACGAACGCCTTATAGAGAGGCCCAAGGACGAGCAACTGTGGCCGTGACTCCTCGATGATGTTCTCTAATCGAGATCTGTCAGCCGGATTGAGGACGTTGATGCCGTCCGGCTTGATCCATAAGTGGGCCGATGCCGTTTCACGTTCAGGCCAGTTTTGCTTGACAGCGTCGACAATCCGTCGCGCAGTACGTCTGATGATCCGTTCTGGGTTTTCAAGGTCGACCAGGAGTGTGCGAACCGGTGGGATACGCGAATATGTGAACGGATGCACGCCGGCGGCGCAACAGATGGCCACCTGACGGGCCAGCATCGTCTTACCGACACCTTCGGCCGCCACGATCATGACTCGTTCCTGTTCTTCGAGGACACCCGGGATCAACCAGCGGTATTCCTCGTCGGATTCCGAGACCAACTCAGCCCAAGTGGTAAGCCTGCCGGGGTTCTTCTTGTCCGTAAGGGCCGCCAGGCCGTCCAGGAGCCTCCGGGCTTTGGATAGGCGAGTGTCGAGAAGCTCACGCTCATCTGAGAGCACCGAAGCGACCTGGCGAGCCACAGCATCGCCCGGTGTCATCACTTCTTCCGTGACTGTCGGTTCAGTGAAGTCAAGTTCGCCGGCCGAGACCGTTGATCCGTCCAGTTCGACGACGTCTTCGATCAACCCGCCGGCCGAAATCATGTCAGCGATGTCCTTGTGCGGCGGCGGCACCGTGCGAAGTCGTACCTTGCAGCCCGCTTCTTCCAGCTGACCGGCAACATACGCAGCGTGAAGCATCCCGGGATCATCCCGGTCGGCGATGACCCAGATCTTCGAGCCGGCGAGCCATCGAGTATGTTCGGGCCTCCACTTGTTGCCCATCCCATTATCGGCACCCATTGGGTTACATGTCGCCGCGTGACCCAGATCGGCGAGTGCGTCGGCATCCTTTTCGCCTTCGACAACCCAGACCGGCTCACCAGCTGATACGGCCGCCATTACTTCGGGCAACCGGTACAGGGGCCGTTCTTCCAAATGGGATGTCGACCACGTCCAGCCGCCGTTACCGTCGGGGCATCGTTGCCGGAATGTCTTCCCGCCTTCTTCCGTCTTGTACCGGAGCACCTCCATGACGAGCGCGCCGTCCGGGTCGGTGTATGGGTACGTCATAACCAACTCGCCTGGGCCTGACTTCTTTTTTGGCTGTGTCAATGCGTGACCCTTCGTTTTGTCGTCGGTGTTCTTCTTTGGGCGCGGGATCGAAGTTGCCCGGTCAGTATCGTCCGGCCATAGCTCAGTCGCTTCGATGCCTACCGCTCTGCAGATCTCGTCGAGGTCGCACGGTGTGCCGCGATGGCACGTAACAAGGACCTGACCCTGCGAACCGACACCGACCGAGAGCGATGGGTTCTTATCATCGGCCCGGCATGGGCACTTGGCGGCCCATTCGTTCTTTGCGCCGGCCTTATGAACGCCGGATAGCCGTGCGAGGAAATCTGATACTGGGTCAAGGCTCACTTAGGCACTTCTCCAAATGGTTCGGGGTCGACGACTTCGAGGATCATCTCGTCGCGTTCAATACACAGTTCCTCAAAGGCGGCCTTGAACGACTTCTCGTCCGGGCGTGACCTTCCGTCCATGCCGGCTCGGCGCATCGCTAACGCAGCTTCTTGAGACAGCTCGTTCCATTCCGTCCCGGTCTCGACGGCCCGCAAGCGTTCCTGAACCGATGCCCAAGCTTCGGCCGGCGTCTCGAACTTCTCGCCCTTAAGAACAACAGCCCGGCGAAGTTCACCGACCCGTGGTGGCCAGCCGCCCCGGACGACGTGAGAGTCAAGCTCCTTGACGACATCGGCATAATCGAGATCCTGAAGGTAACGCCACCAGGTTCGCATTGCGGCAGCCTCCTGACGATCTGAAGAGTCCCGGGCTGGCCAAGCGGCGCGGTAGATGTCGACAAGCCTGACTAACTCAGTGCGATTCACCAGGCATCGCCTTCGCGGGCCGCACTCGTTGCTTGACCGTCGGATTCAAGATGCTCGTGCCACGCGGTAGCGAACTGTTCAATGTGCCGGCTGTCCCGGAGGATCAGCTCAATGTCCGTATAGACCTTGCCCCGTGGGTTCTTCCCCAGGTGGAACTCGGAGACCGAGCAACCGCGGACGGCGTCCTTACACGTCTCGGCACCGTAGTCCCGGACGGCACGCTTGATGAGCGTGGTGCGTTTGGTATCGAGCCTCGGCTTCACGTGCGAGGAGGACCGTAGGAGTTCTATCCAAAGGTCAAAGACTTCGTTGATCTCTGGGGTCGTGGGGTTAGTGGGTGTTTCACTTTCAGACATAGGTATCCCTTCCGTCGCGGCGAGGGCCAACGGCAGCATAGTTCTTCTCCGTAGGAGTTAGATATTTTGTAGAGATCTCTAAACTCTGTAGGAGTAAGAGATTTTGTACTTGGTAGAAGGTCTTACACCCCCCCTCCCCCCATCGTTTCCGGGTGAGTTTCGGGTGTTGGTGCGACTTGAAGCAGGCCCCTGTCTTTATTGACGGTGCTTAGCCTCGGCATTTCGGCGCGCCTAGGTTGGTACGGGAGAGTGTCTAGCGCCCCTCCCGTACCCGCGGCAACCTACCTCTAGTTATTTCTTTGCGAAACGGAGACGAGTGTCGGGTCGACGCAACTTCACGACCTTGTCGCCACGTTCTTTGCGGAGCAGATGCACTCGCAAGTTGATTGAACCGTCGGTTCGCTTGAGCTCCTTGGCGATCTTCGTCGCGGTGAGTCCCTGTGCCCACATCTTCACGATGCTGTCGTCCTCTGCTTTAGTCCAGGACTGTCCGGCATTGACTCGGCGCACGATCTTCTTCGCCGGCTTGGTGGCCTTTGGTGCGATCTTCGGTGTGGTCTTGCCTCCGAAGAGCGAGGCGATCTCAGCATCGGTGAAACCGGCCTGAGTCAAGACGACTTCAGCGATCCACGAAAGCGTGAGTCCCTTGTCTTGCCAGATCGGGCCGAGTGAGTTGTCGCGGATCACCTCGAGGAGTGCTCGTGTATTTGTGCCCTTCCGGGCTTGGCTTGGTTGTTTCATAACTGACCTCCTTGGTCATTGTGTGTGTCGTGTCGTGTGACGCGATGTGTTGAGTGTAGTGTGCGATTCATCTGCTTGTCAAGCATTTGGCATGAACCACATTTCTTCTGCCGGCGTGTCCGGCGAGATGAGGTGGGTGATCCTTCGCTGAACGCGAGGGTGGGCATCTAGCCACGCCCAGGTTTCCTCCAGCGATGCGAATGGCCCGAAGTAGACGACATCCGTCGCTCGGCCATGGATGACCATGTACGCACCGATCAAGGCAATACCTCAGCGAGCGTGTCGGCCGCCCTGAGGGCGAACGATGACAGATAGTCGTACGGCGCGGTGCGCAACCACGAGAGACACTCCTCGGCGGATGTGAAGACCTCGGCCTTCGAGTCCACCATGCTCCCACGGCAGAACCACTCGTATGAGATGACCCAACGATCCGACGATGTCGTGTGGATGTCGGAACGGAAACGTCCCTCGTCTGAATGTTCTGCGGTGATGAATCGCACGTTCTTGACATTGACGAGTTCAAGTGTGCTCATGCCGCCACCCAACTTTGATCCCATACGGGCATTGGTGCGTAACCGTTTTCGGTAACAGCAACGACGACACGATCGCAGAGTTTCATGTCGGCCCGACGGACGACGTTGATCGCCTGAGTACTGTGGATGGACTTGAGAACTGCCTCCATGATTTCGGAGTCGGTCATGTCATCCATTGCGCGGCCGTAGTCAACGCAGGTGTAGATTGAGGCACCGATGCCGATGTTCTGTTGCCAGATGTTGAATGAGGCGCCGGGGAATCGTTGGACATCCCAGTTGACGAAGTCAATCCACTCAGAGTTGTTGATGTGGTTACAGATGTTTTCGTCGATGGCAAACTCCCAATCACCATGACAGGTTGAGCAGACTTCGCGGACATCCTGGTTGTACTTGGTTCCGAAGCCGTGGCAAGGACGGCAAGTCCTGCGACCGCCTCGTGGGCCATTCCCGGTACCGAGGCACTTGGGGCAGTCCACCTTGGTGGGGACACTTCCCTCGCGGCAGTTGCGACAACTTGTCTTGCCTAGTGTGAGTGTTCTTGTTTCTTGGTTGATCTTCATAGTCGGCCTCCTTGGGGCTTGTATTTCCTTGACAAAAATAAATGTACTACATGGGTATGACGGAGTCAAGTCTTACCTTGACCCTGTTATCCGTTTGTTGATTCCTCAATAGGAATCCACGGACTCGAGGTCAGTGCGTCCATGGCATCCCAAACAAAAGACCAAATCTCTTCCATTGACTGACCCTCAATCTCGCCGCCTCGCCCGCAGTAACCGTCCTCCGTGATGAGTCCTTGAGGTATGTCAACCGAGACCGAACCGAGGTACTCGCCCCGATCTCGCCAACGCTCAATCTCAATCGTGAGTCCGTTTTCTTTGGCGAACTTCTCGCATCGTTGTTTGTTGGGTTTCTGCTTTATGTTTGTCTTCATAGTCGGCCTCCTTGGGGCTTGCTGTTATTTATAGAACGATCAGGTGTGCGCAATGTGTGCGCAACTTCCCGGATTTATTTTCAAGCTTCGCAGTCGTGGCCATACAGCCACTCGGCGTGATCGTTGTCGTTGCCGAGGTTGAACTCACGCTCACACTCGACGCACTTCTTGATCAGAACGCTCCCGCGACCAGAACAGACATCGCACTCGGTCGCTTGGCCTGGCCCGTCATAGACTCCACCACGCCCATCGCAAGCACGACATGACTGCGTGTTGGTCTCCCGGATATTCCATCCTTCGTGGGTGGTGGCATGGTGAGCACTGTGAGGCTGAAGGCGGTGGAGTGCCGCGAAAGCTTCTGAGTCAGTCTCGTGGGTGCTGACGGTCTTGCCGTCTCTGCTTACGATCCAACTCATGCTGACACCTTGGCCTCTGCTGAGAAACAGATCTCGGCGAGTTGGAAGCAGTAGACGTTTGAGATCTCGTTCACAACGACGACCTGGCCCTTGTCCTTGCCGTTGGTGACGAGGCGGAGGGTGCGGACACTGTAGGTGTCGTCAAAGTCAAGGATGACCTCGATGGCACGGGTGGGTGTGGTGAACATCATCAGACCGACGATATAAGTACCGACGACGTCCGGATCCGGTTCGCCCATGATGGCTGACATTTGGCCACCACATAGAGCGAGGGTGTTCATCGGGCCGATCTGCTCGGCGATGACTCGTGCGGAACATTCGCGGCCCTGGCGGTCGAAGCCTCGGCCTAGAAGTATTTTTGTTTGGTTGTTTGTTAGTTTTCTCATGGTTGCCTCCTTGGGGCTATTTCGTTGACAGATTCATCATGACACATCGGTGTGACAAAGTCAAGTCAGAAGGTAAGAAACTTGTCGGCGATTCCGAACATGACTTCTGCCGTCTTGGCGAACAGGGTCTCGTTGGCTTCGTGGAACTTTGTCCACGCCTTGCCGGCGGGATGGTTGCTGAGGTCGTGCTTAGTGATCGTGAGCCAACCATCGGTAACGCTCCATGCCGACACAACTACATCGGACTGATAGTCGTAGTGGTTCTTGGTGATGGTGACCTTGACCCGTTGGCCATTCTTGCGTGCGCGGATCTCTGTGTAGATCGCATCGTTGGGCTTGTAGGTGGTGTTGCTGTCGATGAGTTCGTAGTTTGTGTTCATGGTTGGCCTCCTTGGGGCTGTTTCGTTGACAAGTACATCATGACACATGGGTGTGGCAGAGTCAAGTATTTGTTTCTTGACTCTGCCGGCGACCCTGTCATTCGTCCGGATCAAGAAACCCGTGGCCGTTGTCCAAGCACCACTGACGGGCTTGGTTGAGCGACTTGAAAATCAAGTCGTACTCGTCGCCGTAATCAACGACCGGCAGTAGGACACAATAAGTGTTGCCGTAGCCGTCGCGGCCTTCCCTGAACCTGTAAACCCTTACCTTTTCTGATGTTTCCATGGCAGACCTCCTTGGTCGTATTTGCTGTTGAGAGTAGAACGATCGGTGCCTGTCAAAGTGTGCGCAGATTCCGAAAGTTTTTTATTTCTCCTTGACAGAAACCATCATGACACATCGGTGTGGCGGAGTCAAGTCAATCGGCCGAAAAGATTCGACGCTCCAATAGTTGACTCTGACACTCTCATTGTGTACGATGGATTATGTCAAGGAAACGCCGAGACATGACCAAGGAGGTCACTATGAAAAAGACCAATGAAATCAAGGTTTTCGTAGCAGTTATCCAAACCAAGTACGAGGTGATGGCCGTGGCCGACACCGAGGAGGGCGCACGTGAGGCGGTCGTCAACAAGGCGTGGGAGTATCTCTCAGGAGTCGGTACCGGACTCAAGAAGTCGGAGATCGCCGACTATTTCGGCGTGGCCATCACCGAGCTCGCTCTCAACGGTGCGGGCGAGTTCTGCTGAACGGGCCGCACACCTCGGCAGTGAATGATCGTTATAGATACATACCAACAAATGACCAAGGAGGTCGCCATGAACAAGATTGAAAAAATCCGCAAGGAAGCAAAGTTAGTCCACCCCACACCCGAACTCTCAGAGCGAGTAATCGCCGTCTGCGAGTATCCGCAATGGTGCTTAGATGACAACGGCAATCACACCTGTACGCCGGACGACATCGAGCCTGCCCGCAAGTACGCCCTCGTGATCGTCAAGTCCCACGAGACACGCGATGGTGCGTATTGGGAGGCTTTGCTGTTTCGCAACGGCGAGGCGATCCTAGATGTGTCCAATGACGGTTGCGGCGGGCCGAATATGTATCACCCAATCCCAGGCCAACCCCACCCCAACTGGCAAGAAGACTTTGACACACTCAAGGCCGACGCACAGAAGGCGTTCCCGCGATGCAAGTACGAACTTGAGGACGTCCTCATGGGCTACTTGGACATGATCGCCAACGCAGTCTGACCGGAACGAAAGCGGGGGTGTCGGCAACTGTGCCACACCCTCGCGGCACAATCTCATTATCAGCAACGACCAAGGAGGTCATCATGGAAACATCAACCAAGACAGTCAAAGATCCGTGCATTTGGTGCGAGCAGTCCACCGCTTTCGGCTCGGGTCGTTTCGTAAACCGGATTCCGGCAGATCGGGACGACGAAGAGGCCACCATCGACGGGTGGGCTTGCGCCGAGTGTGCGGGCTACGAGTGCGACGAGTGCGGCGAGCAGATCTACCTAGACACCGAGGTCAGAGTTGACCACCTCGCCGTCGGTGGCGAGTACCAATACGGCAACTACCACGAGACCTGTTACTCCCGAACGAAACACGGCCCGATCGCCGAGTACTGAGCTCGCCGAGAGGCCACCGGAACCGAGCCCCGACCTTCATCGGTCGGGGCTTTGCCGTTCCCCCGTTTGGGTGGCTAGTATGTCGGTGACAACTAGACACCCCGAAGGGTGAGAGGGAACGACATGACAACCGAGAGCCACCATTACGACGCCCGATGGGCAGTCAACGTCGACGGCATCAAAGCATGGGCGGCCAAGAACGGCAGTCCGATGGCCCCAGCCGGAGCGACGATCCGCCTGCGTGACGGCCGGACGGCCAACGTCGGTACGTTCGTTGCGTACGCTCGAGCTAGGCACCGGAAGGGCCTGCTCGACGAGCGTCGAGTTCGCGAGCTGTCACGCATCCAGGGCTGGACGTGGGACAGGCTGTCTCCGGGGCCGAAGGGCAAGGAGTCGAGGAACGAAGAGATTCGCCGCCTGCGGGCTCAGGGCGTGACTCTCGCTGAGATCGCGGAGAAGTTCGAGATGTCGAGGCAGCGCGTGCATCAGATTGCGCCGGATGCTCCGGAAGAGTCGAAGCATGAGGCCCATCTCGAGAAGCGTCGCAAGCAGCGCGCAAAGCTGAACGTCGAGAAGGTTCGAGCTGCCGTGTCAGCTGCAAAGAACCGGAAGGTGTCGCGTTGATGCCTGCCGTGACTCTCGCCCTCTTCATCTCGTGGTGTTCGTGGGCCTTAATGATCGTCGTCGGCATCCTTCACTCCGCCGGCTTCACGGGCTACACGCTCGGCTACGACCAAGCTTCCGGCATCACCTGGTGTCTAATGCCCCCGGTGTTGTTTCTCATCGCCGGCTCGAGGTACGTGACCGACCAACAGCGGGCCAAGAAATAGCAAGAGAGCCGGCCCCGACCATTGGTCAAGACCGGCTCATCCCGCAGATAGGGCTGCGAGATCACTTAGTGGTAACGCCTGTCGCGTTCCCCGGTGAGGCGGACTGAACGCAAGGACTTGCCATAGGCACTAGCCCACGAGCGTCGCCACACGGGTGGATACCAACGTTTTGGTTTCCTACCCTTGCGCAGTTCCTTGAGCATCACGATCGCCGACTCAACGTCGGGTCGCATAATGATGCCGTTGGTGATTGCGAGCTTGGCACACTCAACACCCTGTGAGTCTTTATACCGTTGGCTTGGTCCGTGGACGAGGCCGTCAGTAATCCAGACGACAGGGGCCTTGCGACTCTGGCGTTGTTCAATGGCCCAACGGGCGGCAGGTCCATCGACTCCGTTGCCCTGAACTCGTTCGGGCATCTCGGCGACCATCTTGCCCTTGTTGGCGATGACGAGCAGGTTAGGCCTGACTCTGTCATTGCTGTTGGAGCAATACACGGCGACGGTACAACCAGGTGCGGCCTCAAGGATTGACTTGATGTCGTCCTGAGAGAACTGCATGGACGCCGAACCGTCAATGAGCACAACGCCACCGACAGTTTTCTTAGTGGTGTCGAATACCTTGCGATCGGGGTCGGTCAACATCCGGGACATCCGCCGGGGCGATGTGCCGATATTGGATGCCTTACGTTTGCGACCGAGACCGCCTGGTGCCGGCTTGGTTAATGGCAGACGGGCAACACGGAGGTCATCCCACCACGAGCCAGCATCGGAGGGCTTCATGCCCTTGATCTCCTCGGCCTTGGGCGGTTCGGGCTTCTTGGGCGATGCCTTAGCCTCGCCAGCATCCTGTTGCTCTTCTTCGTCCTCGTGAGGATCGTCGGCCGGTGGTGCCGGCGGGTTGGCGATCTGCTCAATCATGACGGCGATAGCTTCGGTGTACGAGTATCCCCAAGGGGCGACTCCTGCGTGTTCATGTACCGATGTGTCGGCAAGCTTGACCGAGGGGACGTTGTTGATCCACTTGACCAGATTGTCGTTGAGTACACGGAGCGTCTTGGCCCATTCAGGCTTGTGCTTGCGCACACCCTTGAGGAACTCTGTGATGCGTCCCGTGTTGCCTGAGGCGACCGCGGAGTAGACCGCATCGGCCCACCGATCGTTCTCGGCGAGGTACTCACCGCCGGGCTTCTCCGTACCATCAAAGGCGCAAGACATGTCGAAGCCTGCGCGTTTGCAGAGGGTGTTCACACGGAACTCTTCAGCGGCAACGAACGCCTCCATCGGTGCGCGACCCCTAGCGAGCCACACTTTCGTGTCCTCGAGAACGGGCGAGACCTTGGCGTGCATCATTTCATGCGCACGAATAGAACGCTCCAGGGCATTGTCACCCTTCGGCACTTGTATCTTGCGTTCGGTGACATTCGTCCATGACTGACCGGGAGCGAGTGAGACCTCATTGACATCCCACGACCCGTGTTCCGCATCATCGCGGCCCAACAGGTCGGGCATGACTATGGTCGGCTTACTCACTTGATCACCGTGTCAATAGCGATTGCGTCAAGGACGGCCTGAGCAAGCTTCTCGCCGAATACCATCTCGGCCGCATAGGCCTGATCGCCGAGCGACTTTGTCAACGTGTCGAAAGCCATGAACTGACGGAGCGAGATACGACGCTCACCGAGGTCGGCGGCACGCCGTGCGTAGTCGCGCAAGTTTGGCGACAGACGCAGGAGAGCGTCGGGGTGAGGTTCGTTGATCCTGATGCGGACGGGAAAGCGATCCACGAGGGCTTCGGGGAGTTCGTCCATGTCTTCGGCATTGGTCGTACAGACGACGCTGTATCCTGCCGATGCGACGACATTGCCGTTCAGACCGGGATGGTCAAGGGCGATTGAGTCGTCACTGTCGGTAACGGCGAGGAGGGTCGCAAGAACATCGCCTGATGCCTTGTCAACTTCGTCCAGGATGAGCCGGCCACCGTTGCGGAGTGCATTGGTCGCACCGCCGTCGCGCCAAGCCCACACACCGTCGCCGGTGGGGAGCCAGTGTCCGGTCACATCGGCGGACGTCATGTCCTCCGTGCAGTTGACCTTCCATGCCCCGTTGCGGACATTGCCGAATGTCAGGCCGGCGAATGTTTTGCCGGTTCCTGGTGGCCCGAAAAGGAGGAGACGGTCGATGCCCGACTCCAATGCGTCTTGTGCGTACTTCCAGCACTTAGGTAGTTCTGATGTTTTCATAGTGACCTCCTTGGTCGTTGTTCATGTCAATGGTATGCGATAACTAAATGGTTGTCAAGTCGGCCCAAGCCCGACGCACGGGCCGACTTGACGATCGTCACCAGGATGACGAGTAGGAGAAACTCCAGTCGTCGGGGACGGTGTTGAGGAGACGGGTGATGGTCTCGGCAGTCCACGAGAGTTGCTCGTAGTACCACTCA